TTGCCGGGGGCTTTTGACGATGAGAAATAATCCCGCCAACTACTTAGTTCCCTATAAGGGTCAGGAACTGGGAACTGAGTTTCAAAAAAGGGCGCAAACAAGGGGTTTTTGTATGGCGTGTCTGCTTCTAAAGGCAGACACAAAAATGTCAGTTCCCAGTTCCCAACCCTTATAGGGAACTGACTACTTTCCATGCAGAAAACACCATTAAGCGGCGTAGCCGCAAGGAGCAAATTATGACGCAGACAGCAGTGAGAGCAATCAGTACCCGCGATGCCGTTTTGAAGACTGTCACGGTAGATATTCGGTGTCTGACGCTGAACGGCAAGCAGGTAACGCTGTCGGTGTTTCGGCAGTTGCAGCACGAGGATTTGATTGACGAGCAAACCGCTAATCTGACAGGCACTCCCTGGGGGCGGGTGAACTACTGCCCGACAACGAAGTGCTATGAGGAACCGCACATACACGTTGTTTTCCAGAAAGGCAGCGAGCTTCGCCGATCTGTCGTCCTGAACAATCCTTTAGAATCACAGGGCTTCAAAAAGTTGTCCTATGCCTCAAAGCAATATGCACAGGCTTATTTGACGCTTCGCTCACTAACAGAAGGACTTAAGTTTCAAGAGCAAGATAGTCATCGTTACCATTCATGTTTGTATGGTTGGGATGTCTGGGAGCACAAGTGGCGGGAAGATAGTCGCATCGCCTTTTCGTTCTACAAACTGCGAAATTCAGATACGGGGGAGCAGTATGAGGTTTTTATTCCTGCCTCAGTCCATACGTTAGCAAAGATTGGTGCTGACCCTTCCTATGTCCCAGAAGATGACAAGGAATCTGCCACTGCCGCCATGAGGGAGGCAGTGAGTCGAGAATTCGCAGAAATGCCTGACCCTGATGATAGCGGCGAACGCACTTTGGCGCGGTATGTGGCAGCGATGAAACGGACGGAGGAGTTGATGGACGATTATGTTTTTCGATGGCGACAGCACTGTCAAGAAATAAAGTCCCTCGACCAGTTGTTCATCGCGGTCTGACAACGATTTGGAGGGATTAATCCATGACGCTTACTGAAATGACATGCCCGCCAGAGCTGCTGCCATTCCTGAAGGGCGGTCATCGTTCTTACCGTGAAGTATTGCAGTTATGGGAGGAGGCGAACCCTCGACCTGAAATGCAGTGCGCTCACCATCGGACGGATATCCGCTACATTATCGACAGTCTCGGGCGGAGGATGTATAGCCATCAGTGCCTGGTGTGCGGCAGTCGTGTCACGCCCTTTATCCCGAAGCCTCCCGAGTTCGATATGTGCGAACCGTGGGATCGAAAATTCGAAACGGCGTGTTCCGACCGCATGCGAACTGCGATACTTGGGTTATGGGATGAATACCGCGCGACGCGGCAGTCCCTTTGGCGTCTTTACTACAACAATTACCTTCAGTCGCCGGAATGGGAAGCACGGCGAAGGAACGCGCTCCGCAGCGCTGATAACTGTTGCGAAAGATGCCGTGCGATTTCATCCCGGAAAGTACCCGCCGTGGAAGTGCATCACCTGCATTACCGAACTCTGGGCGAAGAAGAACCGGAAGATATCGCGGCAGTGTGCGCGTGGTGTCACCGGGAAATTCACGCGAAAGTATTCACGATTTAGAACCTGCAATCGGGCAGGCTCAGACGCCCCAACGGGCAAATAGCGGCGGAGCCGCAAGGAGTCAGAAATGACATTTTTTCAGCAGAACGCGACGTTTAACGAAGGCGGCGAATACGAGGTCGCCGATGACGGGCTGTACTTGTGCCGCTTGAAGGAGATTGAAACCCTTCAGCAGCCGTCCTTCGACGACCCGTCCCTTCTGGAAGACAAGTTCAAGTTCGTCTTTGAAGCACTGGAATCGGTGGACAGCAAGGGCAACCCGTTTCGCTTCGTCAAGTTCACCAAAACGGGCTACGGCAACGAGAAGGCCGCGCTTACCCTGCTGCTGGACAGTATGCTCGGAAAGCACCTGACCAACCAGGAGTTCGCTTCGCTGGATTTGGAAGACATCAAAGCCCGCAAGTTCCGCGTGAACGTCGAACTCACGACCAACACGAAGGGCAACGAGATCAATAAAATCCTCTCGGTCAAGCCCAACAAGGCCGGAGGGGGTATTGGTGGAAACGCCAGTGCGTCTAACAAGCCCAAGCCAAAGGACGATGACGCTGATGATGATAAGTTCGGCGACGATCCGTTCGAGAAGTAGTTTCTGACCAATAGCAGTCCCGGCGTTTTGCCGGGACTGCTGAAAGAAATTAATGCAAGACACCCGCATAATTGAACACGGAGGAGCCGACAAAGGCGAGTTGCCCTTATCGCCGAATTACTGCCTGGTCTGCGGCAACCTGTCGTTTCAGTGGCGGCTCAGTTGCTGGCGGTGCTTTTCCTGCGATCCGCCAACCGTGCCATCGGTGCGCTACCTGAAAAGCAAGACCGAACCCGTCTACACCGGCGGCAGGGAAGTATACGAGGCGCGGCTGTTGTTCTGGACGCCTGCGGAAGTTCTGGCGGCATGGCCTGCCACGTTCACGCCGCCCTTCCCAACCGGCGCGGCAGTGGGCGCGGTTCGATTGCAAAAGCGAAAGATTACAGGTGTGCCGAGTGAACAAATCAAGTAGTCGTGCGGCGCGAATGATAGCCGAAAACCGGGAAGCGGGCAGGGAATGGCGAGGGGAAATGGAGGCGGGGAAGTGAAACGATTTATTATCAGCACGTCTTTCAATAGTGGCCCTGGGTTCCAGGTAACCCGCACCGGCAACCACGGCAAACCTGCCGGGCAGATTATGGCGATGATGGTTCCCTCAGAAGCCATCGCGGAGAAAATCGCGAACGCGCTTACTGTTTGGGAGGAAGCGGAAGAAGAGTTGCAAATCAAGGCAAAGCATTTGGGGGAGTTAATCCTCGCCGTGAACAAAATGCAGCACCATCAAGAAGGGGGCGGTGAGCGTAAACCGATGACAAACATCACCTATCGGTTAATCATGCACGTTTTCGACAAGGGAGATGAGCCTCCCGTGAAGCAGGTTTGGGAGAAAACCGAACCCATGCAAACGGAGAACGTGAACAGCCTCCTGCTTCAATACGACGATGGGCAGTTAGTCCATAATCATCTGTTCTCGCTCTGGCACCTGAAAGAGTGTGCTGATGGTGTCACGATTGCAGAGTATTGGCCCTACGCTACAAACGTCAAATTGGGACTGATGAAGCAGTTGCCGAACTGGGGTTTTGTTCACATGACGCAATGGGACGCACCAAGTCAGGACGGAACGGAATGAAGTTATATGCATCCCGCGTAATCCGCGACGGGGACGATGTGTACTGGCTGATTTACTGGACAGGTGAATATGCGCGTCCCGTTGCCGCACTCACCGATTTAGAAATGAAGCGATTTATAAAATCCGTGCAAGAAGAGCAGGAGAGGGCGAAATGAAAATCATCTATCAAGGGCATAAGCCCGAACCAACCCAGCACGAGTTGCGCGTCATGGCGGCGGCAGAAGCAAAGCGGCAAAGGAAGCAGAAAGCGAGGGCGACAAAGTGAACGAATCCAACACCGACAGGGCGCAGATAGCGCAGTGGAGGGCGGACGGAATGCAGCAGGTGGGGCAGGCAGGAGAAGTTGCGATATTGACAGCGGAGAGAGACGAAGCCCGTGCAGAAGTGCTCTGCCTGTGGGAGTGGCAGGAAACCGCCTTCAAAGTAATCGCGCAGTTGGACGAAGCGATTGCCGAACGGGACGCCGCGCTTGCCCGTGTCGCGGAAATGCAGGAAGCCCTGAGATTGCAGCGGGAGTTGTCGGAGGAGATGGCGGGGAAGAAAGGCGGGGAATGAACCCTTTCCCGTTTGCACGGTATAATACACGCATAGTTTCAAAGGCGGGCGCGTTTCCCTGCGCCCTGAGTGGCTTTTCTGCCGCAGATACCCTCCCTACGCTGGGGCAGGTGTCGGCGGCTTTTCGTTTGTCGGGTGATTTGTCCGTGGGAGTGAACTAATGCGGCTGGTGTCAACCAATCGTCGGTTTATCCGTTGCCCGCACTGCGAGAACATTGTGGCAGAAGCGCACGGCCCGCTGATCACCTGCGAGGTAGCCGTGCGGGGTCGCAACCGTCGCAAGATAAGTTTCAGCGGTGACGCCCGGTTCGTGTGCGACAAGTGCGGGCATGGATGGGAGTATCACGCGCAGAACACGGACGCAACGGAAACGCAGGACACGGAAACACAATCCTTTAGCCGCTCCCTTGCGGGAGCATTTTAGACGCCGATCTTTAATAACTTTTAATGACTTCACCATGACAGCAAAACAAAAAGTATTTGTCGAGGCGTTCTTTGCAAACAACTTCAATGCCTCCAAAGCGGCGCAGGCGGCAGGCTATGCCAATCCCCGCATCAACTCCGTGCGGATTAAAAACGAACCCGAAGTCAAAGCCGAGATAGATCGGCGATTGGCAGAGTACGCCATGCCCGCGAATGAAGTTCTTGCAAGGCTGGGGGCGCAGGCACGGGGGAGCGTGGCAGACCTTTTTGAGATACAGCCCAACAGTCGCTACCCCGTTTTTAATCTTGCCAAAGCCTTTGAAACCGGCGCGATTGACCTGGTGAAGTCGCTCACCCCGACACCCGACGGCGGTATCAAAGTGGAACTGCATGACGCGCAGGCAGCCCTTGTGCAGTTGGGGCGCGTCCATAAACTTTTCACGGACAAGATAGAACATGACGTTAGCAAACTTACCGACGCCGAGCTTATCTCCCGCGCAAAGGCGGCTTTTGGAGGAGATGGCGCGGCGGGGGCTGACGCTGGAACCACCGAAGGCGCAGAAAGCGAGGTGGTATCCCCCGCACTTCCCGACACCGAAGCAGCGTGACTTTCTTGCCGTTGACGCTATGGAGGCATTGTACGGAGGCGCAGCAGGCGGAGGCAAGTCAGATGCCCTTCTGATGGCGGCTTTGCAGTACGTTCACGTCCCCGGCTATTCCGCGCTTATCCTTCGCCGCACGTTCGCTGACCTTGCTTTGCCCGAAGCGATTATGGACAGGGCGAAGAAGTGGCTTATTGGAGGCACGGACGCCCGCTGGAACGATAATACGCGCACCTTCACATTCCCTTCCGGCGCGACACTCACCTTCGGTTACCTCCAAACGGAGGTAGACAAATACCGCTATCAAGGGGCAGAGTTTCAGTTTGTGGGCTTTGACGAATTGACGCAATTTGTCGAGACGCAGTACACCTATCTTTTCAGCCGCCTTCGTCGCCGTGCCGGTGTTACTGTCCCTATTCGTATGCGATGTGCCAGCAACCCCGGCGGTATCGGGCATGAGTGGGTAAAGACCCGCTTTGTCAATACGGAAACCAACGAGGGGCGCGTGTTTATCCCGGCGACACGGCGAGAGAACCCGCACGTTGACAACGACGCCTACACCGTTTCGCTGAGTGCATTGGACGCGACCACCCGCAAGCAGCTCGACGAAGGCGACTGGGACGTGCTGCCGTCGGGCGAAGTGTTCAAGCCTGATTGGTTCGCGGGCAAGGCCATTGACGCCGCGCAGATGCCCGGTGACGCGGGATGGCGGTGGGTTCTTTATTTCGATGCGGCGGCGACCGAACCAAGTCAGACGAACCCTGACCCGGACTGGACAGCGGGAGCCCTGCTCGGTGCGAACGCACAGAAAACGCAGTTCTGCGTCGGCGGCGTGTGGCGATGGCGTAAAGGGCCGGGAGAGACGCAGACAGAGATAGTCAAGACGTGCCATATTGCGCGGGTTCTGGTAGGGCAGGGGCGTTTCACGGTGGGGCTTGAGGAGGAAGGCGGGGCGTCGGGCAAGATGGCGTCTCATGCACTGGTTTCCGCATTGTCCGGCTTTCATGTGATACGGCAGCGACCGACTGGCGACAAAAGGACACGAGCTCTGCCCGTGGCAACGCAGGCGCAGAACGGCAACGTTTCGTATGTGCGAGGGCATTGGAACATGGCGTTCCTCGGTGAGTTGTACGCCTTTACCGGCAAGGATAACGGCGTACACGACGATCAGGTAGACGCTTTTAGCGGGGCGTTCAACGAACTCGCAGGCGGCAAAAGCAAGGCAGTAATCAGCGGTTAGAACGAAAACCACAGACAATGAAAGGCGGTGAGGGGCATGGCGTATCAGGGCGATATTAGCGAGGCGTTAGCGCACATGGCGGCGCAGCGCGAGGATTTAGCGCGGTGGCGCAATTACTACCACGGACGCCATGACACGGCGTTCGCTACCGACAAGTGGAAAAGCACGTTTGCCTGCATGTTCCGCAACCTGTCGCTGAACCTTTGCCGGGGCGTTGTCAATGCTTTGTCCGACCGGCTGGAAGTCACCGGCTTTTCGGTAGAGGACGGGCAGGAGGCGGCAGGGGAGGCAGCGTGGGACATCTGGAACCGAAACCGCATGGATTTACGCGCGGGCAAAGTTCACAACGAAAGCGCACAGACCGGCGATAGTTATGTGATCGTATGGCCCGGAGACGATACGCTCGCCCGCATCCACCCGAACGGGCCGGAGACGATGCACGTCTGCTATGACGAGGAGGACGCTACGCGCGTTCTGTGGGCGTCGAAGATATGGAGTATAGCGAACACCGAAGGGGATAAAAAAGGGCGGTTGTACCGCGCCAATCTGTACTACCCGGATCGTATCGAAAAGTACGTCACCCATGGCGCGGTGTCACGCATCCCAAACGACGCCGACGATTTCTTTGAGTATGTTGATGAAGAGCGGAGGGCGGCAGTTATCGCGAACCCTTACGACATCGTGCCCGTCTTTCACTTCCCGAACAATGAGTGCGGGTGCAGCGGCGAAAGCGAGTTGGTGGACGTGGTTCCTTTGCAGGACGCATTGAATAAAAGCGTTGCCGATATGCTGATTGCGATGGAGTTTGAAGCGTTCGCGCAGCGGTGGGCGGTGGGTGTCGAGGGCGAGGTAGACCCGCTGACATTGCAGGAGAAGCCCGCTTTCCGCGCCGGGGTAGACCGCATCTTTCAAACATCGAACGACCTTGCCAAGTTCGGGGAGTTTAGCCGCGCCGACCTCACGAACTTCCTCGCGGTGAAGCAGGACTTCAAACTGGACATCGCGCAGGTATCGGGAACGCCGCTCCACTACCTGAGTTTGATGAAAGACCCGCCCAGTGGCGAAGCGTTAAAGACGCTGGAAGCGCGGTTCACGAAGAAGTGCAAAGACCGGCAGACGGCGTGGGGGAACGCGTGGGAAGATGCCCTGTCCCTTGCCCTGCGGATAGATGGAGTGGCAAGTGAAGGCGTCCTGCTGTCTGCGGAGTGGGTAGACCCTGCGCCCAAAAGCGAACGGGAAGAAGCGGAAACGCAGACATTGAAACAGCGGGCGGGCGTGTCGAAGCGTCAAAGCCTGCGGGAGTTGGGCTACACCGACGCGCTGATAGAGGAGATGCTGTCTGAAAATCAGGAGGAGACTGACCGGGCGGCAGAGTTAGCCATGCGGAGTTTTGACGCGGGCGGAATGGAGTAAGTATGGGCAAGGTAATTGACCTAACCGGGCAGAAGTTCGGGCGGCTGACGGTTGTGCGGCAGTCTGAGAGAAAAATCAAAGACCGTAAAGCGATGTGGGAATGTGTTTGTGAGTGCGGCAAGTCTGATACGCGGATTGTGATAGGGAGAAATTTACGAAATGGCAACACCAGTTCTTGTGGATGCTACCGTCGTGATTTGCACACCAAACTTTTCGCATCACGAGATGCTTTGCGCGAATTATACGAGGATAAAGTGTTGCCTCCGAGCCAAATCGCGAAGATATACGGTGTCTCCGCTGATGCTGTATGGGAAAGACTTAGAAACGAAGGGATACCAATACGCACCAAATCACACGCCAGAAAGATAGTGATAAAGTCGCAGGGTATTCAGGCTATGCAAGAGGGATTCAAGCGATGGCAATCCGAAAATCCTGAGATAGTAAAAGAGTTGGCGTCCCGAGGCAGAGACGCTATGACGCATGCAATCAAGCGAAAAAGAGCGAAAAAAACTCACGCCACCTTAGCAAAAAAACGTGGCGAGCGTTTCGTAAATGTTACCTGTGCTACTTGCGGCAAGTCTTTCTCCCGTCTCAGAATGAGAGTAAAAGACCCCTCCCGCTGTTTTTGCTCCCGCGCCTGTGTGGGGCGTATGATGTCGCACGAAGCATTTCTTCGCAAATCCTCCGCCATTACGATACCGAGTACCTCATGGATTGACGAAGCCCGCGAAACGTACCGCAATTCCAACACGTCTCACCAACCGAAGGAAAATGTATCGTGACACAGGAAGAATTAACATTGAGGCAAGAAGATGAACGCGCTCTTGAATGGCTGAATGGCGACCGAGGCTATTGCCGTAATCGCCATTGTGCCTCCCATCGTCCCGACTTCCATAATTTACCCGTCTTATGGGACGTTACAAGTGGGCTTGTTTTCTGTGAAAATTGCGGAGAAATCCATAGGGATGGGCAGGAGAGTGTCACGCTGTTTCTCTTTCGTCAATACTCCAAAAAATCCAGCATTCAACTCACTGTGAGAGTGACACAAGAAATGAAAGACGCTATCAAGAAAATAGCGGAGGAAAGTATCTCGGAGGCAATGGAACAAGCAAAGGCGGCGCTGTGACACCGGAAGAAACCGCCCTCGCCTTTCGTCGCGCCCTGCTGTCAAAGGACAGGGAGGCGATAGGGCGCATGGCGGCGGCGTATGCCCCGGTGCGGCAGGCGATACTCACGCGGCTGTCTGCGCTCCAATCACGGATAGCCGAGGCGCGAACAAATGGCGAAACTATTACCCCGGCATGGCTGATGCAGGAGGAACGCTACCGGGAACTCCTTTCATCCGTGTCGCTGGAAACCGAACGCTTCGCCCGGTTGCTCGATGCCGACCTGCGTCTCCGTATCCGTGACAGCGCGGCGCAAGGGCAGGAGGACGCGCTCACCTACCTCCGAACCTTCGCCGGTGGTACAAACGCTTTTGACGCGCTGCCAATCGGCGCGGTGGAGAACCTTGTGGGCGCGACGGTGAACCATGCGCCCCTCCGTGCGATATTAGCCGACTTAGCCCCTGCCGCGTCTCAGCAGGTCACGGACGCGCTTA